CATTGAAGCCGATGGCCGCATTGTCTGATCCAGTAGTGTTAGTAAATAGCGCGGCAGTTCCCAGCGCCACGTTTTGATTGCCGGTTGCATTGGCTTGTAGCGCTTGAGTTCCCAGCGCCACGTTTTGCGTGCCGGTTGTATTGAGTTGCAGCGCTTGAGTTCCCAGCGCCACATTGTTTGATCCGCCGATGTTAGCAGAGAGCGCTTCAGTTCCTATCGCCACGTTTTGCGTGCCGGTTGTATTGAGTTGCAGCGCTTGATATCCCATCGCCACATTGTTTGATCCGCCGATGTTAGCAGAGAGCGCTTCAGTTCCTATCGCCACATTTTGCGTGCCGGTTGCATTGGCTTGCAATGCACTGACGCCGATGGCCGCATTGTCTGATGCGGTATTCACTTTCAATGCATTGGCACCGATGGCTACATTTTGATTACCGATTATATTGGCTTGCAGCGCTTGAGTTCCCAGCGCCACATTGTTTATGCCGGTTGTATTGAGTTGTAACGCATTGAAGCCGATGGCCGCATTGTCTGATCCAGTAGTGTTAGTAAATAGCGCGGCAGTTCCCAGCGCCACGTTTTGATTGCCGGTTGCATTGGCTTGTAGCGCTTGAGTTCCCAGCGCCACATTGTTTATGCCAATTGTATTGAGTTGCAGCGCTTGAGTTCCCAGCGCCACATTGTTTGTGCCAATTGTATTGGATTGCAGCGCGGCATTTCCCAGCGCCACGTTTTGCGTTCCGGTTGTATTGGCTTGCAGCGCGGTATTTCCCAGCGCCACATTGGTTGTGCCGGTTGTATTGGATTGTAGCGCTTGAGTTCCCAGCGCCACATTGTTTGTGCCAATTGTATTGGATTGCAGCGCGGCATTTCCCAGCGCCACATTGTTTGTGCCGGTTGTATTGGATTGTAGCGCTTGAGTTCCCAGCGCCACATTGTCTGATCCAGTCGTGTTATTAAGGAGCGCTTCAGTTCCCAGCGCCACATTGTTTGTGCCGGTTGTATTGGCTTGCAGCGCATTGAAGCCGATGGCCGCATTGTTTGACACGGTGTTGGTTTGTAACGCATTGATGCCGATGGCTATATTTTGATTGCCGGCAATGTTAGTAAAGAGCGCTTGAGTTCCCAGCGCCACATTGTTTGTGCCGGATGTATTAGTAAAGAGCGCATTGAAGCCAATGGCCGCATTGTCTGATCCAATCGTGTTATTAAAGAGCGTGGAAGTTCCTATCGCCACGTTTTGCGTGCCGATTGTATTAGTAAAGAGCGCATTAGTTCCCATCGCCACATTGTCTGTGCCGGTTGTGTTTGCTTGCATCGCGGAACTTCCCAGCGCCGAATTATTTACGCCGGTTGTATTGGCTTGCAGCGCATTGTAACCGATGGCCGCATTGTTTGACACGGTATTGACTTTCAACGCATTGACGCCGATGGCTATATTTTGATTGCCGGTTGCATTGAGTTGCAGCGCGGCAGTTCCCAGCGCCACATTGTTTGTGCCGGTTGTATTGGCTTGCAACGCATTGTAGCCGATGGCCGCATTGTCTGACACGGTATTGACTTTCAACGCATTGACGCCGATGGCCACATTTTGCGTGCCGGTTGCATTGGCTTGCAGCGCTTGATTCCCCAACGCAATATTGTTGACGCCGGTTGTATTGGACTGCATCGCATTGTGGCCGATGACCGCATTGCTGGACCCGCCGGTGTTATTAAATAGCGCTTGATTTCCTAGCGCAATGTTGTTGTCGCCAGTTGTGTTGGCTTGCAACACATTGTAACCAATGGCCGCATTGTTTGACCCTGACTCATTGTGTCGCATAGCATTGTTACCGATGGCAACATTTTGGTTACCGGCCTGAGCTTGAGAAGGGAGTGAGTTCCAATCATACAATGCGTCTTCTCCGATTGCTAAATTGTTATTGCCTGCATTTTTTGAAAGTGCGTTCAATCCGATGGCGGTGTTGTGTTCTCCCGACGGGTTTACTCTCAGCGCGCCATACCCCACCGCGGTATTATTCAACCCGCGTTGTCCGAGCAAACCGCTTGAACTAAACGATCCCAGCGTTGTGTTTCCGCTTACGTCGCTCACGTAGGGACCATTCAATTGATTGAAAAAAGCCATTTGATTATAAAATTACCATATATAATTTTATTATCATTGTCATCGCATCGCACATCGCACATTCTGCATTGTGCATTGTGCGAGTTAATTTGCCCCCGGAAACGGCCGTTGCGATTTCTCAACCACGAGCGGATCCGGCATGACGAGCTGCATGCGTCCGAAAAATGAGACTTCGGGCAGCTGGGTGAGCTGAGGCACAACGGGTTTCTGCGTTTCCACTAAATTGGTGGAGTTGATGCCGAACAGGGCGGATTCAATGTCCACCGAGTTGCGGGAGAACGCTTCGCGCGGCATTTGGCTCGGCATGATGCCCACGCACGGGATGGCGGGACTGTACGCCGCGCCCGATGCGCCGTTCCTGAATTCGGAATATTTAAGCGACTGCGTGACAATGCGCTGTTCCAAGCAATAATTTGAGCACGTGTTTTTGTTTCTAGTGGACGCCATTGATATTATTACCCCTATATTTTATTATTTGATCTATAATGAGCAATACACGTGCAGCACCTTGCCCTGACACTCGGTGGAAACGCTCCCGGTGGCAAAGGCGTCAATCAAACACAAATGGAAGACGTCCAGCAGCGGGTAAGCAAACATGAACGGCAGCAGCTCGTCCAAGTCGGGTGCGTTGGGCGTGCCGTGTGTGCCGTGTGTGTTGTAGGGGTGCTGAAGTATGAGCGCCTTCAGTTCCGGCACTTCGTCCGCCTTTGCCTTAATTTGGTCCAACCCGGCGCTCACTGCATCGTCGTTGTATTCCGTGATTCCAAACACTTGGAGGAATTGCGCCTGGTACAGCATGTCGGAATTGATTTCATTGTCTGCCAGCTCTTCAAACGCCTTGTAGGTGCATACGAAATTGGTTTCATACATGGGTTCAATGGTTAATTTAATACAAGGTCATAGATCGTTTGTTTTAAATCATTTTTAAAATTATTGCATTGGGTTGAATCAGTGGTTGCGCTGGCCGTCGCCGTAGAACATGTCGCGGGACGAGGCACCGCCGCGCACCCAGCCATCCTGTGCCACCCCTTCCACCAAGTTGGCGGGATTCGTCACGGTGGATGCGATGGAGGGAATGAGCGGGTAGTTGGACGACATGGTTTGTTCGGACAGCAGGTTGACGCTGCGCTTGTTGGTCAAGTAGTCGCCCTGCTGCAGCTGCGACTCTATGTACGGGTTGGACTGCCCGCGTCCCAGGAACGGCACGGTGGCAAAGGGGCGCTGGAACAGGCTGATGCGGCATCGGGGGTGGGTCAGCGCGCTGCCGCCGATGAGCAGCTGCGAGTTGGTGTCAATGTTGCAGCCGCCGGCGCCGACTTGGTGTCCGCCCGTGAAATTGATGTTGGGTTGGCTCGTGGCGAATTCAATGGGGCGCTTCATGCTGCAGTCGTCCGAGAAGAAGTTTTGCAGCATGTAGTTGGAGGATTCGGCGTTTTGAATGCCGCGCTGCCCTAAACTGCAGCCGTCCTCGCCGATGCGGGACATGTTGTCAAAGCTGTAGTCATTCACAAATGCCGACATGGGTGGGTGTGTATAGGGTATGTGTATATTTATATATATATAATATGTGAATATATAATTTTTTCGGCATGCATGAATGCTTTTATTGCGCGCCCGTGATGGAGCCAAGTACGGGGTTGGCTCGCGCGCACGCCATCATGTTGCCCTCCTTGCACGAAACCATGTCGCCGTAGCAGAATTCGGCAAAGGCGTGCTGGTCGTTGGGAATCCGGGTGTTCGGTGTGGCAAAGTAGTTGCGCATGGAGTTGCTGAATTCGTAATTGTCGCCTAAATCGCGGAACAGCCGGTCTTCCAAATTGGGATTGCCGCCCAAGTCTTCCACCACGAATTGTTGCGTCGACTCATTGATGTCGCGTTCCACTTTCGGGTTGAAGGCGGGTTCGGCGGCCGGGCGCGCCGGACGGTCCTGAATGTCGGTCAGCAGCACGTTCATCAGCGGGTCTTGCGGCGTGGGGGCTTGGAACGTTAAACCGGCTGGCGCTGGTGCAACCGCGCTCGTGTGCCCTGTGCGCCGGCGGCCCGTGTTGTAGTTGGCGTAATTTGAGAACCCCTCTTTATTGTCACCCTGCGGTGCATTCGCGGCATTCGCGGCGGTTGCATTCGCGGCGGCCTTATTTTGCGTCGTGTACAACAACGCAATCATGCCTAAAGAAATTGCCCCGAGCACAAGGATCTTATACGACATCGTCAACGCGTACCCTAAAATTGTCAGCAATATGATCATGCGGCTGATGGCGTTCAGCTTGGCCTCGCGGTTCATGTCGGAGGTGGGGACTATTTGCGTGATGCCGGCATTGTTGAACAATGCGGTTGGATCGTTCAACCAAAATGCAGTCATGATGCGATTACGCGTGTATATACAAATGTCCCTATTATTTATATATTGATAGATTCTTTATTCTGTTACTTATTTCTTATTCTTATTTTTCTTTTTTTTATTTGCGATTGTTGCGTCTGTTGCGCATGTTGCGTCTGTTGCGCATGCTGCGTCTGCTGCGTATGCTGTGGTTGGCGCCGAAAACCGGGGCGTGCGCTCCACCTTTTCGCCCGTGCTAAACACCAACGGCGTTTGATCTTGTTGCGCCTTCAATGCAACCGCTGCCGCTTTCTGCGCGTCTGCCTTGCGCTGCTCCAACTTCTGCTGCATGCGCTCCTTGGTCTGCGCCGATCTCATGCTCTGGTTCAAGTGGCTCTGCATGGCGCCCATGTTTAATTTGCCGCCTTTTCCTCCCAAGCCCATGCTGGCCGCCATCTTTGCCATGTCGGCCATGTCGCCCATGCCGCCCATGCCGCCCATCTTTTTCAGCAAATCCGCCATGTTGTTCACGCCCGGCATTTTCTTCATTTTGTTCATGAGGTCGCTGGCTTCCTGCATGAGCTCGCTCTCTTTGATCTCCCCCGACTTCATCTTGGCGTCCAGCTTCTGCCCCACGCTCTTCACGATGCCCATGAGCTTGCCCGGGTTTTTGAACAAGTTTTGAAACACGGACTGCGCCGACGCTTCATCTCCCGGATCCAGGTTCAGCTCGGCCGCGGTTTCCTCGGCGATTTCTTTGGCCAGGTTGCCGATTTTGCCGCCGAGCAGCCCGCTCAAATGCTCGTGCATGGAATTCGGGTCCATGCCGGGTATAGCGTTATTAGCGCCTTCGTTAGCGCCTTCGTTAGCGCCTTCGTTAGCGCCTCCGTTAGCGCCTTCGTTAGCGCCTTCGTTAGCGCCTCCGTTAGCGCCTCCATTAGCGCCTCCGTTAGCGCCTCCGTTAGCGCCTCCGTTAGCGGAACCCTCGGTCTTGAACATGTCCTGCATCTGCTGCATGACTTCTTCCAGTTTGGATTTCAGCACGCTCTCGTCAATGGCCTCAAACAGCTTGGCGGCGTCGCCGAAGGTGGACGTGTCCGACAAGTCCGACACCACCGAAAACATGACCAGCTGCAAGTACTTCCACACGGCCTCCTTGGTGGCGGCGCTTATGTCGGGCGTTTCCCACAGCGCTTTGAAATTCAGGCCGGGCAGCAGCTCAACCGGCTCGGCAAACAGCACGGTCTCAGTGCGATACAGAATGTTGAAGAAATGGGGCGCGTACGTGCGCTTGCAGTGCTCAAACACGGCGGCCGTGTCCATGCCATACACCGCAGCGCATGCTTCGCCGTGCTCGGGGAACACGGTGGCAATGTCGGCCACGAAATCGGAGATGATCTTCTTGAAATCGGGTGAATCGGGGTTCATGGCGGTGACTGGTGTGAATTTGTATTCATTTAAATACTTTTGTTTAAATCAATATCCGGCACAATTGTTAATACGAGAGATACGACTGCTGCAGGATTGTTATGTAATCTTTTCATATTTTTTTTATTTTCGTCATATAAACCCTGGTCATTAGATGAAACGCATCAACATCTACAATCCGAACATTGCCGCGTACACCAAATCCGCAATAGATGCCATTCAATCGGGATGGATTTCAAACCACGGCAAATATGTTGGTTTAGCAACCGAAAAACTGAAGGAAGTCATGAAATGCAAGCATGCAATTTTAATGGCAAACGGCACGTGCGCCACCCATTGCTTGTTCATTGCGTTGAAGCACGCGCACCCCGCCGTCACCAAAATTTATGTCCCCAACAATGCATACGTTGCCGCGTGGAACGCTGCCCTGATGGAGTATTCCGACTGCCAGCTGTCGGTCATGCGCATGGATGCCCGCACGTGGAACATTTGCACGGACGAGGACTACATTGCAACCCTGGCTCCGAACGCAGCCGTGTTGATCGTGCACAATGTGGGCAACGTTGTGAATGTGCCGCGCCTCAAGCGTCTGCGCCCGGACATCGTGTTTGTGGAAGACAACTGCGAGGGATTCTTGGGCAAATATGACGGCCAGTATTCGGGAACAAGCCCCGCCTCTCTGTGTTCGTCGGTGTCGTTTTACGGGAACAAAATAATAACCACGGGGGAAGGGGGCGCCTTTCTAACCAATGACGATGCCGTCTACGAGCACATTTCAAAGGTGTATTCGCAGGGCATGTCGGCCAAACGGTACGTGCACGAGGTGCATGCCTACAATTACCGCATGACAAACGTGCAGGCGGCGTTTTTGTATGACCAGCTGTGCGACCTGGACGCCATTATTGCGCAAAAAACAAGGGTGTTTGAAACATATGTCGCGCTGTTAAATGAGCACGACCTGATTCGTTCGGGGCGCGTGCGATTGTACGAAAAAGAAGCCGGCACGCAGCCCACGCACTGGATATTTGCGCTGCGCATCGTGGGCAACACGAAAACGGTGGACGAAACCGTTGCCTTTTTTGACGCAAACGGCATTGACATCCGCCCGTTTTTTTATCCCATTCACGCACACGCGCACTTGTCGGGATTGCATGGCGACAATGACGACAATGATGCCGTTTCCGTGCTGCTGAACCAAGAAATTATCATGGTGCCGTCGTCCCCCGACATGACGCTGGACGAACAACGGCGGGTGGTTGATGCTGTTTATACATTTATTCATGCAAATGATATATAAACGAAACGTAATGCATAAATGCAACCCAACCCAAACTGCAAAACAAAATGAAAAAAATTGGAATAATTGGATTTTCTTCATTCACGCGAGAGATTTTGTGCAATTTAAAACGCAATTTTGATATTTTTGTAAGTGACTCGGTTTATACTTCATTGCCAGTTGATTGTATTGCAAAGGACTACAAATGCAATGTTACCAAATTGCACCAATTTGACACGACAAAATATGATGCATTGGTAACAATTGCAAATGCAAAAGTGAGAGCAGACATTGTCAATCAATTGCCTATTCGCACAGAATATTGCACGTACATAGACAACCGAGCAATCATCATGGACAAAAACATTGTAATTGGAAAGGGTAGCATAATATGCGCTGGATCAATTTTAACAACCAATGTAAAACTGGGGAAGTTTGCTCAAATCAATCTGAATACAACCATTGGTCACGACACCATTGTCGGTGACTATTTTACTTGTGCACCTGGAGCAAATATATCTGGCAATTGTTGCATTGGACGCAATGTTTACATTGGCACAAATGCAACCATCAAAGAAAAAATTCAAATATGCGATGATGTTGTGATTGGCATGAATTCAGGAGTTGTGAAAAACATTATGGCGTCAGGAACATACATTGGAACACCATGCAAAAAAATCAGTTAAGCAATGTTCAAAAACTCATTTCAAATAATTTCTTGTTTTTTCATAAACATACATTCCCGCAAATGCGGATGGGAATGTTCGCAATAACACCGGGGTTATTCCCTTGTAAAATGAAGCGATTGAATTAGTTGCACGACGTTCGCGTATCAATTCACGTATGCTTTTATTTTTGGTGGTTTGATAGTCCGTTTTAATGGTGTCCAATGGATAGATCACCGACCATGTTAGCATTCCGGACAATCCACCAAACCAGGGATATAATGATGCGTTGTCGGTCGCGTTTCTCAATGTGAGATATGTTCCCAAATAAATGGTGGACCCCAGCACATTTTTCGGGGTTTCAATGAAATACCCTTTATACAATTGTTTGAACGACGTGTTTTTGATGTATTGTTTTACCGATGTATCGTGCTTGGTTTTGTCAAGTAATGCTATGTTTGTTGTCAAATATTGCATTGGCAAATTATACACCGACCCAACCAATGATGCAGCAAATGACGATGCATACGGATTTACCATTTTTTTATTCATTTTTTCCAAATAATAATACTGCAATGACCGTTCCATGCCAACCGTGACAAATGCGATGCTGGACCCTCTGTAAAATTTGCGAATGTCCGTTTTCAAAATGTGTTGCACCGTACCAATTGTGGTTGAATGCAAATTTTTCTGCATCTGGACTTTTACAACATCAGCCGGATAAGAAATTCCAACGCGCGTGATGCCTTGCAACAATCCAGGCATCAAGTTATTTATGATGTCCATTTTAACAATGGGTTATGAATTCATAATTTAAAATTAGGTTTAAGTCATGAATTGAATGTTATTACAACAATTTGTCCATGCTTGCATCGGACACGTTCAGTGCATCGTAAATGCGTTGCTTCAACTGGAGTTCATTCGTCATGATGCGAGAGATATCGTCGTCGTCGTCGTCGTCGTCGTCGTTGAAGGTTAGGGTTGCGCTAGCATCCTCCACGGGTTGATGCGCATAAACAATTTGAACCTCGTCATACAATATTCCGTAATACTGCAGTGGTCGCCGCAGAATGCTTTTCACAGTGGAAATGTGTGCGTGCGATTCGTGCAGTCCCATTATCGCCAACTTAAACACGGTGGCCTTGTAACTTTTTTGTTCCCTCAGTTCCGAATTGGACGCTTGGTTAATGCGGGCCTTGATCCGGAAACGAATGTCATTGAATTCAATGCAGTCCTTGCACGTTTTCAAATACTCTTCCCCCGAAACGCCGCTCGCACCGTCGCGCAAAACATCCATCATGTCCCATATGATTGCGTTCGCCTTTTTCATGGTGTTGTATAGGTCGGCATGGGTTTGAACGAAGGAGTTTAACATGGCGTGATTTAGTAAAGCATCATGTTCGCGCTGCACGTCGGCTTTCTTCGCAATATCGGTGATTCTCTCCAATTTTATGTCCAGAATTGTCAATTTGTCAATCGCTTCTCCGATGCTGGTGGGTAGATGAACACACGCCGACATTGTGGTTTGTGGGGTGTGTATTTATGAGTTTGGTATGGTATATAATTTTATATTATATACTTTATAATTCATTTTATTTTAATGAATTTTTTAAAATTTACATCCAATGTTGAATCGGCACGTTTGTCGTATCCAATAAAAAACACGGGGATGACAGCGCCGCCATTGACAACTCCAATGCCCATGGTGATTTCAGCAACGAGACCCAATATAATAAAAAATACACCGCCGATTGAAAACACGGTTGTAAACGCAAACATCATTGCTCCACCAATCATTGCAAGTAATAATTTATTGTATTTATTTGCTCACAAAACATTTATAGATTACGAACTTCCTTTCATGATTTCACGCGGGTTTGGTGTATTTATTCCAAAAAATAATACATTATCTCCAATTGAGACGACGTGCAATGACCCTTATAAATACGATTATTCGTTAAGAAACGTTGACATGAATGATTTACACACGTTGAATGACACCGACTGGTACAATAATGATACCGTATTATCACCCTATGTCATGAATTTATTAAATTCAACTTTTAAATGCATTTTTTTGACTCTACTAACCAGTGGAAAATTACTGACACAATTGATTAACAACTTCAAAGGACCAATTTATTATAGAATTTTTGGTAACAGTGCCGACAATGTGTATGCTCTCACCCTTAGTAAGCATGCATCTCCAAACGTAAAATATATATTTTGCTTTGAAGAAATTTACACGTTTGAACAATCATTGAGTTCATTTTTTAATGAAACTAATTCATTAATTGTTCCATTGGGATGTCCTGATAATTTCATAAAAAAACATGAAAACACCTACAAGGGCACAATCAATTCAATCTGTTTTGTTTGTTCAAAAATAAATCAATGTCCTTATTACACACGGGTTTACAATGAATTTGTGAAAAACGTTGGAACGAAATATGAGTACGTGTTGTTGGGGAAAAACAACGAAACATTAATGGATGCTAATAAATTCAATAATTTGAGTGATGACGCATATTTTAATAAAATGTCGGAATGCAAATTAATGTATTATCATTCAACGGAGCCCAGACATTTGCATTATCATCCAATTGAAGCGCTGATCATTGGATTGCCGGTATTGTTTCACAAAGAATCCTTATTGAATTCGTTTTTAATGAATTCACCAGGGAAATGCAACGACATTGATGAAGTTCATGCAAAAATTGACCGAATATTACACAATGATGTTGCATTTATAAATGAAATAAAAAAAGAACAAGAAAAGGTTGTATATAAATTTAAAATTGCACACAATATGAACGCGTTTGACCGTGTTCTCGGCGTGGGTCCAACTGCTCCATTCAAACTTGCAATGCTAAACTGTTTGAACAAACAAATCATTGCGCCCATTGAGAATTGTACGGTGTCCGACGCAGAAAAAAAATTCATAGAATTGGCTTCAACCCAAAAGGCAACGGATGTTGTTTTTTGTTCGCACCTGGGGTTGGGAGATGCATTATTGAATGTTGGCATCATAAATTTATTATTGAATTTTTACGAAACCGTGCATTATTTTTGCAAAAGGGAGTATGTTTGCAACATCTCAACCATGTTTGCAAATAAACCGGCGGTTCGGTTGGTTCCAGTGGATGAATTTGAAAATCAAAGCATAATTTCCAACATGGCAAGATTTAATTTTAACACCACCGATTGCATTTTGGCAGGCATGATGAAACAAATCCATCCCGCATTGAAAACGAGAATAAAAAATGAGCAGTTCAATGAATATGTGCGACGGTTTGGAACAACTGCCGTTCAGAAAACATTGTATGCGCACATTGGATACATTCATTCGGATGCAGGGGTCAAATGGGACGTGTGTTTGAAATATTATGATGTGCACGTTCCGGAAGAGAGCCGGATGCATTATCAAACCATACAGCAATACACGATCGTGTTCATGCATGAAATCGCATCAACCGCCTCCACTTTTGATTTTTCCAAGATCATTGATAGATACGTGCATTTGCCGAATTGCGTCATAATATGTGCAAATCGGAACGTGTATCCAGCCGCGCATCCCATGCACGCCGTGGCGCAGCCCTTTGTGAATCTGCCGTTCATGTTTTACTACGACACCATTCGCAACGCGACCGACATTCACGTGGTGGATTCGTGTTTTTCCTGCATCCCATTTATATTGAAGTCAATGAATGCCATTTCCCCAAAAACATTCATGATATACGCAAGAGACGCAAGAAATAAACCATACATCGCAATCGTGCTGGCTGGACAAGTTCTCCTTTTGTGACCAGCCAACCAAACCGGGTCGTCGGTTCCGGTCATGGATTCCGATTGTTGTGCAAAAAATGTTTCTCAATTAAATTCAATTGCATATGTTTCATTTTTAACAAAATGCTGTAAATGCTTTGGTCGTGGCGATTGTCTACAAATTGCGGGTCTTCGGGCGCCGTGGTGCTGGGACGGTCGGTTATGATTTGCGCGTTTTGCGCGTGGTGCAGCCATTCCCTCACAAACGCCACGGATGTCGCACTTTTTCTTAACATCACGAACCCCGCCCATGCCTGAGGCGTGGATTTGATGTGCTCGCGCTCGTCGCCAGACGGGACCCGCATCAATTCAAACGCGTCGCGTTTGGTGTATTTGCGGTCGGTGTGTTCCTGCCACGCAGAGTCGTTTGGCTTGTTGTGGCAGGCTCCGATGTCGCCGCCGCCCAACCACTCGTCCGCAATTTTGCGCGCATCGCTCAAAAACCGGTACGAGCTGTCGCAATAGCACAGCACGTCCCCGTCGGGCAGTTCGGCCAAGCGTTTCAGGATCACGTATGGTTTCCACAACCAATACCCAGCCCCCCTCGCATGTCGCAATATGTGCGCGTTTTGTTTTTTAAACGCCGGGTCCAGCACGCTCATGTTTCCAATGAGGGCGGTGTCAAACCGCGCAACGGTCGTTGCAGACGCGCACAAATCGGCTGCGTCCCTTATGTAAGGCCCGTTCCGGGTTGCAAACGTTATGAAATGATAATTCATTTTATAAAATATGACAGATTTGTTTTTTTTCGGGTTGTTTTGCGCGTTTTGTGTGTTTGTTCGGCTTCGGCTTAATTTGCATTTCCATTATTCCATTATTCCATTATTCAATTATTCCATTTCGCCGTGCAGCTTCGCCAGCTTCGTCAAATTCTGAATGTACTTCATGGACTTGGCTTGATTGTCGGCGCCCATTTCGCGCACCGGGCCGCGCAGCGCGTCCACCTTCTGCATGACGGCGTTCCCCATGTACTCCAGATCCTGGGTGTAGTCCTTGTCCAAGAAGAACCCGATGTCGCCCTTCTCTATTTTTTCGGTGTACGGACCCACAATGCACGTGATCCACGCATTCATCAAAATGCGCGGGTTCGTTTTCTTAATGAGGAACAGCGCCGTTTTGGCCGAATCAATGTCCGTGTTGTCGGGAAACACGCCGTGCACGTCCTCCACAAAATCCGTGAACTGGTTCAAAAACGCCTTCATCACAATTGACTTATCGGAAGACATGGATTGCGTGTGATTGCGTGGTATTATTGAATGGTGTATGTATTCATTTGTCATAATTTTAAATACATTTTGTTTAAATCTTTAAAATACATTTAAACATTTATCTCTCATACATGCATACATACATACAATCCATCCTACATACAATTCATATGGAAACCTTTTCGCCGGTGTGGGAGGAATGGATTGACCTGAATTTGCGGTTGGGCAACTGCAAGCAAATCATGTTCCAGAAGTCGCTGGATGCGGGATACAGTCATGCGTTATTGCGGCGCAAACTCGGGATTGATTATGCGATTCCGGCGTCGGCGTCGGCGTCGGTGTCGGCGTCATCGGCGCGCGTTGGATTGGTCGCGCTGAAAACTGCGCAACGGCTGCAAGCGAAAAACCTTGAGATTTTTCGCGTGGACGGGTTTTTAACGGCACACGAATGCGCCGACATTATTGCACTCATCAACGCGTCCGCCCTAACCGCCTCTGCCACTTACAACGTGACGAAACCCACGGAGCGCATCGTGAGCGCGGACAGAACCAGCAAGACGTGTTACTTTGGAGGGAGCAGTCCGTTGATTACGGACGTGGAGAGCCGCATTTGCAAAACGCTGGGCATAACCAACCGGCACGCGGAACAGATTCAGGGGCAGAAGTATGAAGTGGGGCAAGAATTCCGGTTCCACACCGATTATTTTGACCCCGCATTGTTGAAGAAGGACTCGTCCATTCGTGGGCAGCGCACGTGGACGTGCATGATATATTTGAATGACGTGGAAGAGGGCGGGTACACGTCGTTTCCGCGCGCGTTTTGTTCTTCCGCGCCGAAAACGGGGACCGCCCTCGTTTGGAACAACTTGTATTCGCAGGCATCAACGGACAATGCCAATGATTTCGGAAAGGAGAACTCGTTCTCGTCGCACTGCGGCATGCCCATCATTCGGGGCGAAAAATACATTTTGACCAAGTGGTTCAAGGAAACCGAAATCAACACGAGCGTTCCGAACGAGATTTGCGAGCATCATTTTCTGCCGGTGTTTCACCCGGTGGGATTTGAAAAGGTGCGCATGCGGCTGGACTGCGTGGATGCCATCAAGGAGTGGTTGCGCGGCGCGGACGAAAGCCAATGGACCGACGAAGTCCTCGGCGACAATCAGGTCACGGCGTTGTCCAAGCAGTTGAATGTGGCTGCTGTGCCGACCGACTTGCTGAACGGGTTGCGCGACACGTTCCGCGAGATTCTTACAAAATGGATTGAATACAAGGCGCCGCTGGCGGACACCGCAACCTACGGCATTCGCAAATACTTGCGCGGAAGCCATTTGGCCAACCAATACGACAAAAAAGAGACGCACGCGCTGAGCGCCATCATTCATTTGGACGACGTGTCGGACAAACCCTGGAACCTTTACATTGAGGACCATCATTTTCGGCCGCACCGCGTGACCATGGAGTACGGAGACATTGTGCTGTATGAATCCGCCACCTGTTTGCACGGCCGACCGGAACCGTTTGAGGGCTTGGCGCATTGCACCCTGCATATCCATTTCAAGCCGGAACAATGGTGCTAGCGCTAGCGGCGCTGCTGCTGCTGTTGCTGTTGCTGTTGCTGTTGTTGCTGTTGTTGGGGGGCTTGCTGTTGCGCATACGTGATTTGTTCGTTTCTCTCTCTTTCCAGTTTCTCCAGCGTGACGTCGGGTCCGATGCGCGCCTGCTTCTCCTCAATGGCCGGGCAGTTGATGGATTCATTGAAGTCAATGGTGGCGTAGTTGTAGAGCTGGCGCAGCCCGCCGCTGCCTTTTGCGGACAAGTCCTCGCTGCTCTGATCCAGAAAGCTGTAGTTGTCCGACATCACGCCAAACCCGCCCATGAACTCCCCCCCGGTGGAAAAGGGGGACGGCTCCCCGTTGAACCCGGTTGCCACGTTGTTCTGCTGCACGTCCAGCGGTTTCAGGTGGTTCGTGATTTGGTCGCCGTACAGCACCGCGTGGTTCTGGTTCAACAATAGCAGTGCCGGCACCCGGTTCACGTGCGGCGGCAGGATGATTTGCTGCCCGTCCTCCATGACGATGTACCACGCCCCGGTCTCGCCCTTCACGCGTTTGTCAATGCACATGTAATGAATCCCCTCCTTAATTTTGCTCTTGGCCAGCCGCTGCAAGAGAGATTTAGACTTGTCGCAAAAATTGCTGTAATACAGTATGCTGCTCATGTTCAATGTTCAATGTTCAATGATCAATGGTTTTTAACATACATGCAGTTTAATATTGTCATTATTTTAACTCATTTCATTGTTATTTAGTTATTTAGTTATTTAGTTCTTTAGTTCTTTAGTTCTTTAGTATAATTTATTGGCGGATCGTGTAGGATTTAATATGTGTTAATGATATGCCTCCCCCCCCCAACAACCAACAACAACCAACAACAACCACGATGAAACTAAACGGCGCCCGCAGGGACATCAACGGGTGGATTTATCTCTCCCTTCACGGCGATCCGTACAAGCGCGGCTTTGCGCACGGCCACTTGGTTGCCCGCGAACTCGCGCAAATCATGGAGATGTTGGAGTTTTTCTTGTACGAGGAGTACGGCCGCACGTTTGCGTTTTTCTGCGAAGTGGCCGACGACTTCTTTCGCCCGCAGATTGAAGCGAATTTCCCCGAGTATTATGAGGAGATGCGCGGCATTGCCGAGGGCGCCAAGCAGCCGCTGCAAAGGATCGTGTTTTGGAACTGCTTCGTCAGTTTTGACTACATGTTTTCGCACCTGTCGGACGTGCTGAACGAGCCGCACAACGCGCACCTGAAGTCCAAGGCCATGTATGCTGATTTTGTAGAAGCATCTAACTCTAAAAAAGCGAGCGGCGGATTGGAAGGCGGCGCAAAAGATAGGTGCAGCGCGTTCATTGCGGTGGGCGACTACACGGCCGACGGCGCCATCGTGTGCGCGCACAACTCGTTCGACAACTACATCAACGGGCAGTACTCGTGCGTGATCATGGACTTGCGCCCGAGCAGCGGGCACCGCATCCTCATGCAGTCGTTCCCGGGCGGCATCCATTCGGGGACGGACGTGTTCGTGACCAGCCGCGGGCTGTTTGGAACGGAGACCACGATGGGCGGCTTTCACGCCTACGAAAACAAGGACCCCGTGTGCTGCCGCATTCGGCGCGCCATGCAGTACGGCGATTCGCTGGACGATTACGTGGCCATGCTGACCGAGCGCAATTCGGGCGACTACGCCAACGCGTGGCTGTTTGGCGACACGCGCACGAACGAAATCATGCGACTGGAGCTGGGGCTGAAGTACGTGGACGTGCAGCGCACCAAGAACGGCTACTTCATCGGCTTCAACGTGGCGTTTGACCCGCGCATCCGGAACCTGGAGTCGTCCAACACGGGGTGGGACGACTTGCGCCGCCACCAGGGCGCGCGCCGGGTGCGCCTGCAACAAATGATGGAGGAGCACAAAGGGCGCCTGGACGTGGAAACCGCCAAGCGGCTCATCGGCGACCACTACGACGTGTATTTGAACAAGGTCAACCCGTGCTCGCGCACGACGTGCTCGCACTACGACTTGGACGCGCGCGAGTTCATGTCGCAGGCCGACCGCCCGAAACCGTTTCAGCCGCGCGGGGCGGTGGACGGCATGGCGGTGGACACCGCCACGGCCAAGCGCATGCAGCTGTGGGGGCGCTGGGGCAGCTCGTGCGGCATGGGGTTCTACAAGGACGCGTTTTGCGACCGCAACATGATTTGGGACACGTACCGCCCGTATCTGCACGACCGCCCGCCGCAGCCGTGGACGCTGTTCGGGCTGAATGAAACGCGCCAGCATCCGCACAAGAAAACGCGGCGGGCATCATTGCCTCCCCGGTTGGGGGGAACGCGGAAGTCAATAATGGTGTATGAATAAATGGATTTAAACACTTGCGCTTATGCACAAGTATTTAAGTGTTTAACATCATCGCACAATGCAGACCCTGGACGATTTGCTGAGCGTGGTCAAGCAGTTGGGTGATAAATACGCGGACGACGAGTTCATGTGGGGGAAGCTGGTGGCGCACGTGGCGCACCTGCCGGTAATCATGAACGATGTGCAACAGGTCCGCGATGACAAGGAGCAGCGCAAGCAAACGCTCATCACCGCGTCCGACGAATTCATTGAGCAGTTTTTGAACGAGTCGCCGCAGTACCATTACAATGCCAACGTGGAGCTGTTTTTCGTGTACGACGCCGACGCCGAGTGCAATTACAGCGTGATCAATGAGGACGACATCCTGCACCCCATCCTAACGAAAATCAGCGGCAACCGAGAACTCATGCCGTGGAAGTACCGCATCAAGAACCAAGTGCTGCGCCGCATCAAGGACCGCGATTTGCTGTCGTCCATTCCCGAATCGCAGACCATTCAGCGCACGCTGAACATGCTGTGCCCCGCACTGTTTCGGACGCGCGAATGTGCCAAATATTTTCTCACGGTGATTGGCGACGCCATTTTGAAGAAGACGGTTTCAATAAGCAATGGCGTGGGCGTGGACGTGGAGCCGGTGTATATTGCCACACCCAAGGCGCGCCAATTCATCAAGGGGCTCAGCCAGGAGTGCGTGACGCTGTTTGGCACGTCGTTGCTGTCCGCATTCAAATACAAATTTTACGAGTACGGCTTCAGCGAGTGTCGGCTATTAGACATGAACGACGTTGCGCTGGATGCCTTTTCGGCGCCGTTCAAGCACCGGCTGGTTGACATCTTTTGCGTGGCGGCGCACTATTCGCAGCGGTATGAAAATGCGGAGGCGTTTTTAAACGCGCAGAAGGACACGGCCACGCATCACCGGGTGCTGTACCTAACGCACCACCCGGAGGACGCGCTCATTGCCAAATTTGTGGCGACGTGTGAGCCGTCACCGCAAAGCAATATGAGCATCTCGTGGAAAAACATGATGTATTTATGGAAGGTGTTCATTGACGACGAGAGAATTCCGAACGTGTTTTTTGCACACGCGCTCAAGGGGCGGCTCATGAACCATTTATCCACTTATTCCGAAACGGCCGATTCGTTTTTGCAGATCACGAGCAAGCACCTGCCGCTGGTGGCGCGGTTCAAGGAATTTTGGACGCAGACCATCACGGTGAATTCAAACGACGACGACGACGAGTTGGAAATTGACGAATTTACGGCGCTGTTTAAGCGACACCACCATCAGCAACACCATCAGCAACAGCTCATGCAGGCGGGACAACCACCCCCTCAACTGCAGAGCCACAACCACACGGATGCCGCATTTTTAGGGCTGATTCGGCATTTTTATCCGGATGTGGTGGTTGAAAATGACAAGTATTTAATGCACGTGAGCTGCGCGCTTTGGGACAAGCGCGGGGATGTGCTGGCCGCCATGCAAGACCATTCCGCCACGACACCCACCACGCCTTACAAGGCGTATGAATTATACTGCCAGCAACAGCGACTAAAGCACAAGACTAATCCGGCCACTGGACACCACCATTTAGTTGTCAGCAAAAAGTATTTTGAAAAAATATATAATGAGAATAAATTGTAGATACAATATAGGACGCGGTATATATATCAAAATTCAATTCAACCAACGCAGTAAACATGTCGGAATTGTCTGATACTCATACTGTTTCGCCTGTGTCGGTTACTCCTACCGTTTCGCCTGTTGCTCCTACGGTTGATCCTCTTGATCCTGCTGCTACTACGGTTACTCCTACGGTTACTCCTACGGTTACTCCGGCTGTTTCGCCTGCCCCTACGATTGAGCCTGTGTCGGTTGCCCCTACGATTGAGCCTGTGTCGGTTGCTCCTACTGATGTGTCTGCCCCTACGGTTGATGTTTCTCCTGCTCCTACTGTTTCGCCTGCCCCTACGATTGATCCGACTGTTTCGCCTGTGTCTGAACCTGGTTCTGTCGTCGCCGATGTTTTGAACAAGATTGTCACCAATGTTGCGGCAGCTGTTGCATCGGTTACAGATGTTACAGATGTTACAGATGTTGCAGCGGTTGCTGGTTCGGATGCGTCCGCGTCCGATCAAATTGTTGTCGCATTGGTGGATGAAATCGTTGAAGACAACGACCGGAAAATGGTGGAACTAGGGTTGCAAACATTCAATGCAATCAATGCAGCCGACCACGTGTGCGAAACAATCGTGGAAGCAATTCGGGCGACCGTTGATCCATCGGAATCCATTAAGATGTATTGCAATCCTGCAGTTGGACTGTTGTCCGATTTTGCGCCGCATTATAAAATGCTCATATCTGCGACTGGGGGTGAATCAATTGAAGGCATCATTTCACGCACATTTGCCGAATTAATAACCCGTCCAATGTTTGATGGATTGGATGCAAGGATTACACCGGCTGCATCATCCATGGGTAACCATTTTACCCAAATTTCTCTCGTTTTGTGGATTGGGAAAGTGTTTCATGTTCCCATTTTCACGGCGTATGTTGTGCGCAATGCGTTGAATGCGGACGGATTGGACGCGGCCATTGCTGTAAAATTCGCGCCGTTCCAGCACAACGCGAAATTGATCGCAACCTACAACCAGTTGGACGTGTTTCTGGAGCTGCTGCTGCATTCGGAAGAATCGGACATTTATGCCCCGGTGAACGTGCTCATTGCCCGCGGCATCCATGCGTCCATTGTTTCAAATTTTACTGGATCATCTTTATCGCCGAATGCGGCAATTGCGGCGGGGTGCCAGCCATTTTTTGACATGATTCAGATTCCAAAGTTGCGTTCCGTCGTTGCAAAAATGGCGCTCATCGCCGTCATGCAGGATCCCAGCGTGAAAACCGCGCAGGGCGAACATTTTTCGGACATTTTCCCAAGCGGACAGTATGGCAAATACTTTGGGGAGGTGGCGCATCGGGCCACCACTGACACAACGAATCAAGGCTCCATAATGATGGATGATCGCGTTCCGTTGACAAGAACCGACATCATCATTGCAGCAATGACTGCAATGAATAAAGCCATGAGTGCGAGCGGTGCGCACATGGTGATCAGCGGGGGTGCAGCCGTGTCTTTTTACATTCAAGCATTTTTGAAGAGGTTGGAAACGGAACAAGACTCATTTCAATCATTTCAAGCGGTGGTGGGCATTGATATGGCCCAGTTAATGAAAGACTGCGGAAACATAAGGATGAACGACATTGACTGCATTGCATTCGGCGACGTGTCCCGCCAATTTTTGTCCGTATTTTCTCTCTACATGATGATTATGTATGACAACTTTTTCGCACGACCCAAGCGCTACGGTGTCGCGGAGGTCAAGGACGCGCCCCCGATTTCATTTGCGCTTTCTGCAACTGCAACCGATAGGATTGACCTGCACGTGTACGGCAATCGGGACGACGATGCAAACACAATGCTCATCAGCAAACGGTTGAGAAAGGAACCCACCGTGCAACTGGTCACGCAAAAAATCATGTTTTTTTCTCAGATCATGCATCCGCTGTGCGAACATCATCCGCATCAGCAACAGCAACAGCAACAGTCGCAAGGCTGCAAAGAAGACAAATACTACTTGGAACCCATTGATTTGGTCAAAAAGACCATTGAGCACTTTGTCAAGCTGTACATGCGGTCCCTTTACCCGAAATCGGACGCAAAATACGCAACCGAGGATCCAGCAACCAGGGAGAAAATCGGCGCCATGCTAAAAGAAGAATACTACAGGGACAACCTGGTTTCGCTGAAAATCATCATGCTGGACATCATTTGCATTTTTTGCGACGAAGGCGCGTCGCTGTTTTGCCGGATTTTCATGGCCCGCAAAAACCCGAAGGATTTCGCCCGATTGCGCGTGTTCATAGACATTTATTTACTGCAGCTGATGCGTTCCGGCGGCGATAGCTTTGCCGCGGACAATGCAGAGTTCATTGCGGATGTCCGCCAGCTGCGAGACCTCATGTCCCGGTTGAACGCAGATTATTATTTGGAACAAGGCAGCATCGCCGCGGTCAATGCAGACATGGCGGAGCAATTGAATGCGCGACGGGACGAGTTTTTGGGGGTGTTGCGCAAGGTGGGGCGCGCAATAGTGGAACTGGCTCCCCCAGATGAACCCGTTCCAATACAGTTCCAAGAGGCAACCGGTGCAAGCACGATCCAGTTTTTCAAGGAGTCCCCGCAAATCAAATACAAGTTCGACATGAACCAACACATGGCCCAATTGTTTGGCTGTCACGCACAGCCACAACCAGACCCATATGATGCATGGCTAAACAGCGTGTTTGAAACGGTTCTGTTTGCACCCAAAGTTGAAACGGTGTTCAGAGAGAAATTAGCAACTATTTTGAGCATGGATCCAGAATCCAATTATGAGATTAAATTTAAAGACATGCCGGCTAGGTCGCCGCACATGCTTGAATTACTGAATGCATTGAAGGGAATAAAAATGGATCAGGCTAAATTGAACCAAATGAACAAATTTAAAGCATTGCGTTCCAATTTATTGGGTCCGCTGAGAGAATTCATTGCAATCCAGGGCGGAGTAGCACCAAGCGCCACCTATGTGATTAAACTATACGATAAATCAACCATACATGATTATTTGATGGCACTTGTAATGTATGCGTTATTGAAAGAGAAATTGAAAGACGAACCCGCCAATTCGGGTTTGATGCAAACAATTTCTGATTCGGCCAACTACGATGATGCAGTCCGCGAGGAAATTGGACGCATCCTATTGGAATGGAATCAACACGCGCCCCCCCGTCTGGGCGGCGGCGGATCCACCCGGAAACGCAAACGGGTTTGCCGGTTGAAGAACGCAAAAACGCGTTCTAAAACGCGAACCGGAAAACGTAGAAACACTCGCCGGAAAATTAAAGCAAATAAACTTAGGTTTAACCGCACTCATCGGTGAAAAATGAATTGACATCGCGGATGGAGTCAATTCATTTGAATATTTGAATATTTGAATATTTGAATAAGTTAATTGCCTTAATGCTTTCGGTGCTTGCGGCTCTTCGTCTTCCTAAGATCCGAGATGCGAACGGCGCCGAACTTGCCCTTCTTGGCAGTCCAGCCGTGCTTTTCCAACCGCTTCTCCCGTTTGGCGGTGGCGTGCTTCTTGGCGCTGACGATGCGGCCGTTTTTGTTCATGAGCAGCTTGTCGCGGGTGAGACCGGGAGTGCCGTCGGTCTTGTAAGCGGTGCCGTGGAACACTTGAGCGCGAGAGCCGCGAATGTATTCGTACTTCTTGCCGAGGATGTGGTAGAGGCCGTCCTCTGAACGCGTGTAGTTTCTACCCATTGAATTTGAATTTGAATTTGATTGGTGTATTATATTTTAACGAAAGAAAAAAAAAGAAGGTGCAAATGATTTTTTTTTGGAATGGTTTAGCAAAAAATCAGTTGAATTGATTCTGAATGGATTTCCCGTATCCCGCCGGCGCACCCGTCCAACTTTTGTAAACATTGGTCGGACGGTTGGCCTGCGTAAAACAATCGTTGCGCTGCGCCGTGGCGGTTCGGATGATTATGCTAAACACTTTGAAATTGACCACGATGGGCACAACTTCGCCGCCACTGCCCGTTTCTATTAGTTTCTTATTAATTGGTTGATAACATCGGCATTTTTTTAGGGAATAATAATTGTAGCCCGACATTTTTTATTTTTTATATTACATATATTATAAACACATACTTTTGCATATTAAAAATGTCAGAGGCACGACATGATGCCCTTTTGCACAATGTTAATACATTGATAGCCGGTTTGCGACCGCAGGAACATGATTACGACATTGCACCAATTTTTGCAGCAATTCAGCCTACATATGAACATGTGATACATGGAGGCAACCCGGCTGAAATTGCAGCATTGAGTCTGATATTGGAAGAGATGAATAATATATTACGCCACAAATCAGCCGCCAAAAAAATGAAGCATTTTTATAAGATGTACGATGACGAGCTCGCTGCAAATCCTAGTGGAAGCATGAGGTTAACCATTATAGATATGATTTTATTTCATGGCGTTTGGTTGCATGACCAAGCTAGACGGGAGACTGCACGAAATATTGCAGCCAGAAAGCGTGCAAAAGATGCTGCAAAAGCTGCTGCAGATGCAGCATATCACAGTAGTCCTGAACAAGTTGCTGCACGGGCCGAATCTCGTCGGCTCCAAGCCGCAATAGATGCAGCCGCAGAAGTGGCACAAAAATTAGCAGATGCAGCAGCAGCAAAAGCAGTAGAACGACAATTGTTAGTGGAAAGGATGAGTGCACCGTATACTTCACACTCGGATGCGGTCGCGATGGCAAATCAAATGATGGCACTGCATGATCATGCTGTTGCTTCTCAGGGAAAACCCGCAAAACCATCAAAAGAACTCCCCTCCATATTTGGGAGGAAGATATTTGGGATTAAGAAGAAGGGTGGAAATAAGAGTCATAAGAAGGGTGGAAAGAAGAGTCATAAGAAGAGAAGCCATAGGAGAAGGCATTGAATAAAATCAATAATCAATAATCCCAATAAAACAAAAAATTGAATTTACTTAAAGCGAATAAACGGATGTCATGCATCCCTTTATTTTATAAGACAATCAGACAATCAGACAATCAGACAATGGCAACCGCAACATCAACCGAATCATCTTTGTCCGGCAAGTATCAGAAAATGACGGACTTGGAGCACATTCTCAAGAAGCCCGACACCTACATCGGTTCCATTCAACTCACGGAATGCACCGAATACACGGCACTAATGAACTCAGGAATAAGCGCAGCAGAGGTAACCATCGGCTTGGCGACCTTCACGCACATTCCCGCGCTCTACAAGTTGGTGGACGAAGGACTCGTGAACATGCGCGACCATGTCATCCGCCAGGCGCAGGCAATCAAGGACGGCAAGCCCAGTGCGCTTCCCGTGACGTGCATTGAAGTGGAGGTGGACGCCGCAACCGGAACAATCACTATGACGAATGACGGCAACGGCATTGACATTGCGCAGCACCCCGAGCACAAGATGTGGATTCCCGAGATGATTTTCGGGCACTTGCGCACCTCCACCAATTACGCCGAAGACAAGAAGGAGAAAATCGTCGGCGGGAAGAACGGGTTCGGATTCAAGCTCGTGCTCGTGTGGTCCACGTGGGGCTCCGTGGAAACCGTGGATCACGTGCGCGGACTCAAGTATACCCAGGAATTCAAGGCGAATCTGACCGAGATTTGCGCGCCAAAAATCACCAAATGCACCAGCAAAAAGCCTTACACGCGCATCTCGTTCCGTCCCGATTACGCGCGCCTCGGCATTCCCGGTCTCAGTCCCGACATGACGGCACTCTTCATGAAGCGCGTGCATGACATTGCCGCCGTGACGGACCGCAGCATTCGCGTCAAGTATAACGGCGGCGTCGTGCCCATCAAAGATTTCAAGCAGTACATCGGCCTCTACATTCGCCCCGAGGTGAAGCGCGTGTACGAGGCGCCCTCAGAACGCTGGGAATACGCCGTGTGCCTGACGAACACGGACGAGTTCGTTCACGTGTCGTTCGTGAACGGCATTTGCACGTCCAAGGGCGGCAAGCACGTGGAGTACGTCATGGGTCAGCTCTTGCGCAAGCTGGCGGCGTTTATCAAGCTCAAGAAGAAGGTGGACGTGAAGCCGGCGACGATCAAGGAGCAGCTCACGCTGTTCTTGCGCTGCGACGTGGAGAATCCCGCGTTTTCCAGCCAGACAAAGGACGAACTGACGACGACGAGCGCGAACTTCGGGTCGGCCTGCACCGTGAGCGACGAGTTCGTGGAAAAGGTGGCGAAGATGGGTGTCATGGAGGCGGCCTGCGCTTTAACGGAAGTGAAGGAGGCGAAAGCGGCGAAGAAGACGGACGGCGCCAAGACGCGCACCATTCGCGGCATCCCGAAACTGATTGACGCCAATTTCGCGGGCACGGAGAAGTCGGGGCAGTGCACGATCATCTTTTGCGAGGGAGATTCGGCCAAGGCGGGCATTGTGTCGGGCTTGAGCAAGGAGGACCGCAACACGATCGGCGTGTATCCCGTCAAGGGCAAGTTCATGAACGTGCGCGGCGAGGCGGTGAAGCGCATTGCCGAAAACACGGAAATCGCGGAAATCAAGCGCATCCTGGGACTGGAGAACGGGCGCGACTACACGGCGGAAGACGTGGCCAAGCGGCTGCGGTACGGCAAGGTGATGTTCATGACGGACCAGGATTTGGACGGGTCGCACATCAAGGGGCTCGGCATCAACCTGTTTCAGAGCGAGTGGCCCACTCTGACGCACATCCCGGGGTTCATCGGGTTCATGAACACGCCGATTCTGAAGGCGCGCAAGGGGGCGCAGGAGCGTGTGTTTTACAACGAGGGCGAGTTTGAGGCGTGGAAAAGCGGAGCGACTGGTACAAATGGCGCAAGCGGAGCGGCGGCTGTGGATGTCAGCACCTGGCACGTCAAGTACTACAAGGGTTTGGGCACCAGCACCGGGCGCGAATTCCGCGAGTACTTTGAGCACAAGAAGATCGTAGATTTTGCGCACACGGGCGAAGAGAGCGACAACGCCATTGACCTTGTATTCAACAAGAAGCGCGCCGACGACCGCAAGGAGTGGCTGTCCACGTATAATCGCGCCGACCATCTGGACACCAGCCACAAGCAGGTGACGTACGAGGACTTCATGACGCGCGAGATGAAGCACTTCTCCATCTACGACAACCAGCGCTCCATTGCAAACGGCATGGACGGCCTGAAAATATCGCTGCGCAAAATCATGTTTGCGGCGTTCAAGAAGGGCGGGCTCAAGACGGAAATCAAAGTGGCGCAATTCAGCGGCTACGTGTCGGAGCACTCCGGATATCACCACGGCGAGGCCAGCTTGAACGGGGCCATTATCGGCATGGCGCAGAACTTCGTCGGCAGCAACAACATCAACTTGTTTGAGCCCAACGGGCAGTATGGGACCAGGTTGTGCGGGGGGCGAGATTCTGCTAGTGAAAGGTACATCTTCACGCAGCTGAATGTAATCACACGGCTCATTTACCGCGCGGAGGACGACGCCGTCTTGGAGTATCTGGACGACGACGGCCAGCTGGTGGAGCCCACCTTTTACGCGCCGATTGTGCCCATGGTTCTGGTCAACGGCACGAAAGGCATCGGCACGGGGTTCAGCACGGACATCATGTGCCACAATCCGCTGCAAATCATTGACCACATTCAGGCCATGCTGCTGAAAAAGCCGGAGGCAGAGTGGGGCGCAATTGAGCCGTATTACCGCGGGTTCAAGGGCACCATCACTGCATTAACATCCTCCTCCTCATCTGGATCTGGCAAGTTCCTGGTTAAAGGGCTGCACACCGTGGATGCCGCGAAGAAGCAGGTGCGCGTCACTGAACTTCCGGTTGGTTATTGGACGGAGGATTTCAAGAAGCACTTGGAGTCACTCATTGAAATCGGCGCAGTCAAGGACTACGTGGACATGAGCACGGACACGGTGGTGGATTTCACGGTCACGTTTCCGGCCACGGCCGACCTTACAAGCCCGGCATTTGCTGCAATAGTGGATCACGGGTGTTGCACCGCGATTGAAAAGTTGCTGAAGCTCTACACGACGGAATCCACGAGCAACATGCACTTGTTTGACAGCCAGGATCAGTTGAAGAAGTACGGCAACGTGCGCGACATTGTGCGGGACTACTATGCCACGCGCCTGTCCCTATACGGGAAGCGCAAGACGCACCAGCTGGCGGCCATGGCGGCGGAGCTCCTCCTTTTATCTAATAAGGCGCACTACATCCAGGAACTGCTGGACGGCAGCATTGACTTGAGGCGCAAGCGCGGCGACGAGCTCATGGCCATGATGCAGTCCAAGGGCTACGACCACGTGGAAGGCGACGAGCAATACAAGTACTTGTTGAAGCTGCCGATGGACAGCGTGAGCGAGGAGAACGTGCAGAAGCTGCTGAAAGAGAAGGGGCAGAAGGATGCGCAGCATGCCGCACTACAAGGCACCGGCATTGAGCAGCTGTGGCTGGCCGACTTGGCGGAGCTGCGTGCCGAATACGTGAAACAGGAGGAGAAACGCGTGGCCGTAGAAGTGGCTGTGGGTTCAAAGGCAGGCGGCGGCGGCGCAAAGAAGATTGTCAAACCTAAAAAGGTCTAACTAGTCATGGGGTTCATGTAATAAAATGGATTGTGTAGAATAGGTAATGAGAGAAATTCAACAATAAAAATATTTTTATTGAAGTTTATTGAAGTTCATTTTACAGTGTATTTCTCTCCTTTGTAAATGTTCAAAGAATGAATGAGCACATGGTTTCATGTTTTGACGAAAGACAGGCCCGAATGGCTGCGGCGATTTCGTTTTCGGCGTATGACCACGATGTGTTTGTGGCGATTATTTCCTGAACGCGTGCGGCGAGTTCCACGCCGAGGCAGCCGGCGTTGCGGTCAATGCAACGGCTCATATACATTAGTAATTTGGTCCATTTTGCGAGCCAGAGGACGCCGGTCTTGCTGCGGTAATGGCGAAGGGCAACGATGCAGATGATGCTGTAAATGCCGCAATAACCGGGATTGTGCGTGTTTGTGCCGTAGTTGATGTTGTATTCGGGGGAGATGGAGGTGTACGCCCGGGTTACGTTTTTTTTAACATGGTCATCCACGATGCGGATGCCGCAGAAGCCGTTGCGCCCGTTGGATTCAAAGATGGCAATGTTGTGAGGGTTGGTCGTAATGGCGCGGCTCTTGATCAGGACCAAGGAATGCGCATTGCCGCCGCGGTGCTGCACGTTGATGACGCGGAAACTTTCGTAGGGCATGGAATCCGCCTTGCCCTTGGATCGTATTCCGCGGGTTGAAACAAAGTAGGAGAGAGGCAGGGTGATGACATACGCGTGAGTGCTGTCCAGAGTGATGATCGGGCTTGGCTGGGGGTCGGACGACGTCAAATATCTCTCAAATTCATGATTGCGACCCGAAGATTTCCGGAAGAGATCTGCACGAGACATTATTGGAATTGGTTTGTGAAAGTAGTGAAAGTAGTGAAAGTAATTCAATTTTTTATTTTATTTTCATAATGCACGAAACATAAATAAAATAAAATAAAGTTATAATTTAGAATTTGAAATTTGCAAACAATGAAGCCGCATCATCGTTTGATGTTGGGTGCATTGAAAAATGCGCTCATCGTGATTGCAGCATTTGCATTGTATGAACTCATTGAAGAATTGAAAGTGTTCTGGAAAACCCGGTTTCCCGAAAGCGCGGACATGCACGGGCGTTACGGACGATTGATGCATTTGTTCAGCGTATTTCTGTCCGACCTTGCAATCGGGGGGCTGATGTATTATTTGTTCAACTTCATACACTAGACGGGAACCTAGGTTCCCGTAAACCCTCCTCCTCAGAAAACCGTAGGTTTTCTGATTCAGAACCACGGCTGCAGTTCCAGCGTCTTGTCGTTTTCGGCGGAGTAAATGGGGCGGTCAATGGGTTTATACATGGTGCTGGCATCGCGCTTGTATTGAATGTAGGCGCGCGCTTCGCTGTGCAGTTTCGGCACAAACATGTCGGTCACAATTTTGTTGAGCGCGGCGATTTGGCCCGGGATGTCGGTTGCTAAATTCATGGCGCTCTGCAGGAACACGCTGCGCATGATCATTTTCAGGTTGTCGCAGTCTTGGGGGGCGATCAAGTACGCGCCCTTGGACATGGCGTGCACGCCGTTGCGCAGCGCATTTTGCACGATTTCCATGTTGCCCGTGCTGAAAAAGGCGTCACTGAGCGCGGTGTTCTCCCAGTTGCCGACCATGGCGTCGCGAAACGACGCGCACGTGCTAGAATTGGGGATTTTGTCGTACATGGCGAACTGCTGCTCCACCGTGGGTCCTAAAATGTCAATGCGACCATTAGACCGAACGGGTTTTGTTGCGTTGCGAGAATAGTTTTGCATTGAATTGGTTGGATTTGAGTGTGTGTGTGTGAGTGTGTGTATAAGTTATTGAATTATACACATATAATTATTTTTATTTATATCATGCAATCCGCCATGTGTTATTTATTTTTAAGGGGGGCACTTCGGCATGCCTTGCGTTCCAGCGGGAATGCCGTTGTATTCACAGTTCACGGGTGGAGAGGGTTTTATGCAGTTCCCGGTTGCATCCACCGTCCAATAATCTGGACATTTGGGTATTTCCGCCGGTGGCCACGCGATGTCGCTGGATGTGTCATACAGCGCATACCCTATGAAAATCATTGCAGCAATTAGCATGAAAATCGCAATCATAATGACGATGCGCTGAAAATTAAAAGAACTGGACTCTTGGGTTGGATCCATTGTTGAAATATGAAATATACTATACCTTTTTATTTTTATATTTGTTGGTTGCACACACACCCGCCTCAAATTATTGATTTCCGTGCAATTTAATATTAAACATTAAACACTGCGAGAATGCAATAGGATATTCAAGTTTTCTTAAGTTAATGAAACCGGCAAAATCCAAAATCATGAAACCCCCGAATGGCACCCTCAATGGCACCCCCCCCACCCATCCCATCAATTACAACGAGGTGCTGGGTCGCGAATCCATTGCGACCGAGATTGCAGCCGCGCTGGATGCGTTCCATAGCAAAAAAAACGATTTGATGATCAAGCGGGGCATTTACGTGTACGGAAACCCGGGCGTGGGAAAAACCGAATTCATTGTGCAGCTGCTTAAAACCCTGAATTACGACACCGTGAAGTATGACGCGGGCGACATACGCAACAAGTCCATCATTGACCTCATCACCAATCACAACATGAGCGAGCACAGCGTGCTTTCCATGTTTCAGAAAAAGCCGAAGCGAATAGCCATTGTCATGGACGAGATAGACGGCATGAACAGCGGCGACAAGGGCGGCATCAACACGCTGATCAAACTCATGCGTCCCAAAAAGACGAAGAAGCAGCGACTGGAAGACGTGACCATGAACCCGATCATATGCGTCGGGAATTATCACATGGACAAGAAAATACGCGAACTGATGAAAGTGTGCGTGACGTTTGAACTTAAAACGCCCACGCTGGAGCAGGTTGGCGTGATTCTGAAGTCCGCGCTGCATTCGGGCAATGCCGCGCTGCACAAAAATGTGGCGCGATTCATACAGGGCGACCTCCGCAAAATTGCGACCATTAGCAGCATTTTCAACAACATCGGCAGCGCGACCAATGAGCCCCAACAATCGGACAGTTACAGCAACGCGCTGATTGAAACCATTTTCCAGCCGAAGGCCAACAACGAAGACAGCAAAACCATTGTCAAAAAACTAATAAACGCGCCGTGCAAATTGATGGAGCATTCCGCGCTCATGAACGAAACGGACCGCACCATCGTGGGTCTGCTGTGGCACGAAAACGTGGTGGACGTGCTGGCGAAGCAGCCGCAGAAAATGGAAGCGTTCCGATTTTACAAGGACGCGCTGGACAACATTTGTTTTGCGGACTACATTGACCGCATCACGTTTCAAAAACAAATCTGGCAGTTCAACGAAATGAGCTCCCTGATTAAAACGTTTTACAACAACAAGCTGTATCACGAACGGTTTGCAACGCGCCCCAAGTTCAACCCGTCGGAGGTGCGGTTCACCAAGGTGCTGACCAAATACAGCACCGAATACAACAACGCGCTGTTCATTCAAATGATGTGCCAAAAATTCGGGATGGACAAGAAGGACTTGTTTGCCTTTTTCTTAAACGTGTTTGCCAACGACAAGTGCGAGCAACAAATGGACGGCATCATGGAAGAGTTTGAAATCACGAAGCTGGACATTCAGCGCATGCAGCGCTACCTGGACAAATGCACGTATCCCAGCGAAGTTTTGCCGGACGAGGTGGGTGAATCGCATGGTTGCATTTGCGAATGAACGAATGGTTGCATTATTTTATTATACCCCATCCAGCAGCGCGCCTTGGCGCTCAATGGTCTCCAGATGCGCTGCGATAACCTCGTCGCGGTCATGAATGGTGGCAAGCAGTTCTGAATTCTCGCGGATTTTTTTGTTGCACATTTCTCGCATCCTTTCCAGCTTTTCGGCTTGCGATTGCACGGTTTGTATCAATTCCTCCACGGTCATGCTGCGGCTGATCGCGTTCGGCGCCTTGAACGCGACGACGGCCTTTAAGATTGCTGCTTGAGGTTGCTGTTGTTGTTGTTGAGGTTGTTGCTGTTGCTGATTTTTCTGTAATTTCTCTCGTATTTGTTGCAGAACATCTGGTTTCATGGACGGATGGCCGGGGTCGTAGGCTTGCAGCGCGGCGTCCACGTCGCACATGTAGAACCGCAGCAGGTCGGGCTCCTTTATAAAATCGGTCACTTCGCGCGTGCTTATCTGCATGCCCGAATTTTTGTGCCCCAAGTTTGAAAGGAGCGTGCGCTTGTCGAACGTGTTGTGCTCGTGTGAAAACACGAGAATGACTTTCATGGGATCCAGCTGCGCCATGGGCACGGTGTACCCGCGCAAGAATGCGCGCTCTTCGGCCAAGCACGCGGACTCGTCGTATGCCAGATTCCGGTCGGCGAGCAGCTCCTTCCAGAACGCAAACGTGGCGGCGGTGGCGTGATTGGGGCCGTAGGGACCAAACTGCACCATTTGACCGCACCATTGGTTTGTGGGGTCTAAAGGGAAAGGTTCGGAAAACCGTAGGTTTTCCGGTTTGAAATAAATGCACATTTCGCTGCTGCCCGCGAGCTTGATGCCCGTTTTCCGTTTTCGGTGATCCAGCAGGGTGTTCACCGCGTGCGACACGCGGTCCGGCGGGTAGTAGTCGTCGTCGTCCATGTAAACGAGGATGTCGCCGCGCGCTTGGTCGTGCATCATGTTGCGTTTTTTACCGAGTGAAACCTTTTCTTCAAGCCGGAAGTACCGCACGCACGGATGCTGTGACACGAGGTCTTCAATCGGGTCGGTGCCGTCATCAATGATGACCCACTCCATGCGGTCGCGCGGATAGGTTTGATGGTTGAAGCACTGCAACATGGCGGCAATGAACGGGCGACGGTTGAACGTGGGCGTGCACACGCTGACAAACGGACGCATGTTGTGGGGTGTGGGGGTGTGGGTGTAATAATAATGCGATAATAATATGATAATAAACTTGGGTTTATTATGATTTTGACAAGGTTATTATGTCGTCTTATTCGGTTTCATGTGATTTATTAACAACCCGGATAAAAACACGACGCCGGTCAAGGTTCCGGCGGATTCCGTCGGCAATTGAACGAACGCAATGATGATTGCCGCAATGACGAACGCCATGATGAGATGCTTCATCCGTTTCATGAATTCCGTCTTGAAGCCGTCCGCGTTGTCGCTCAACGGTTTAATCAAGAATAGATACAGCAAATGAATGTACGTGTATATCGCGGGAAAAAACGAAACCCATCCAAGACAGAACGTGATTGCTAAATACAATAAAAACAGCCAAAATATCCAAATGTATTTAACTATTTTATTTGTTATCACTCCCGTGTAAGCGGTAAATGATACCAACCCTTGAACGTATCCTGGAATGGCCAGGACGAATGAAAACATGAGCATGAGCCCCCATGAAATGTGAGAAAACAGCCCAAATAAAAACCATTTGATGAAAGAAAACATGGAGTCGCCGGTGTCGGCGTTCATGGGTTTCGCAAACTCCTTTATTTTTGTGAAGTAGCCATTCAGTATCCAGCCCCCGGTCTTATGCCCCGGCAGTTGAGTGGCTTGCCACCACCACTTCATCATCCAAAAAATGGTCTTCTGGTTCATTGCAGCGGGGTCGTTCGCGTTCTGGTTCGAAATCATGCATTTGCTGTCATGGCAATACGGGTTGACCTCCGCGCCATTTGGAATATTGGGATAATCGTGATCGGGGACAATGTTCAATGCATTCAAAAAATTGCAGCTGGTGATCCAGTTAAACACCCCGATTCCGGCCAATATTTTCAACATGACCATGGCATAATCAAAAAATGGCTGGGCGGAATAGGGCTCCTTGTGATGGGCTGCGCCGGTGCCCTTGGCGTGTTTTATGTTTTTAAGATTCATTGTGGATCCCAGTTATTATAATACTAAATTATTATAATATTCAAAAAAGTCACAATGAACCACATTGAATTTATCTCGCATACATGAGCGCGCAGTTGCCGCCGATGAACGTCAGCACGTTGTACCTCTCTTCCAGCACGGTCAAGTCGTAGTTGTAGTCATAGATGCGCCACTGCGGCTTGTTGACCCCCACGGGGATCCCCGTTTCGGGGTCGCAAATCGTGTAAAAGTTGGCGCTCGGGTCCAGCGGCGGCGGGTACGTGCTGAATTCCAGCTCAATGGTGGAGAACTTGCTCATGTTAATGGCGCCGCTGGGCTGGTACGTGATGTTGCTCGCATCCATTCCGAAGTTGTATAAATACAAACCGAACGGCGCGGAGCCCGCGGTGCGGATGTATTTCTCCACGTAGTTGTACACGCCCGCTTCCAGCATGTTCTCGCGATAGGCGCCGTTCAGCAAGATGCCGAGCTGCTGCAGAATCTCGCGCTGGTTCTCCACGTTGTAGTCCTGCGTGATGAAGAGCCCGGACGGCGTGCCGTTGGGCTCCACGCCGGGGCCAATCACGTTGGGTAGGCCACCGCTGTTAATCGTCACTATGCCCGAAGAATACGGCACGGCGTATCCTGTTAAAGTGCCATAATAAGCGGTTGATGATCCAGGTGGGGTTATCGTAGTCCAGTCAATGGGAATGGACGAAATGTATTGTAAATTAAATGCATTATTATTTCTAATAAAACAATCCCGAAATGAATATGTGAATGTGTTTATTGTTGCAGCGGGGGGATTCATTACAAAAACGTCTGGAGAAATGTACGCAATTCCTTCCGTTGTATCATTCAACCGAAATGAAATTGAAGCAGAAGCAGTTGACGCGGTAACAAGAAGTAACCCACCCGTTATTTTGCTTACAATATAGTTATCGCCCACACTGTATGTAAATGATGGGCTATTCAACTCAAAATATGCAGTTGTTAATGCCCCCCAAACTTGAACGGATGCTGGGGTGTTATTGTAAATGGGTACCGGAACTGCATTGGTGGTGACGCCTGTCACCAAGAATGAAATGTTGGTTCCAATGATATTGATGATTGTTCCGGTTATGGTGTTATTTGCGTCATATGTGACAGTTATGCTTTGACCGATACTAAACCGGTGTAAATCCTTTGCTGAGACAATAATATTTGCATGATGGGGGGTGATGGCATAATTTGTGTAATGATCCAAATCCAGAACCGTGTTTGTTACAATGGGACAATCAATCACGTATCCTTGGT